TGTTTGGTTTATATTTTTCACGCCCAATATAATTATACCTAATAAACGACCAGCTACTGTTTTCGACTGTATTTCTTGTTAATTTAACAGTATTCACCCCATCCTCTACCACACTCTCAACCGTCGCAGATGCCCCAGATGTACCGAGTGACCACGCCCATCCATCCGCTCCTTGGTTTGTCTTTTCCAGCAAATTCCTACCCCCCACCTGCACGGCATCCACTGAGTCTGCTACCTCCTCAACTACTTCCTCAACGCTCGCCCCAGATGTGAACTTAAAGTTGCCACGTAACTCACCGGTGTCGAGGTCGAAGTAGGTACTGCCGTCTGAGGATACGATACGTCCTGTCTTAATGAACCTCCCGTTAATCGTAGAGAAGCCATACATCAACGAGATTGCCCGCTCATTGTTAGTACCAACACTATTTATTACACCAAGTAGGAAATGATAATATGTACTTCCCGTATCGGCCTGTATCTTGTCAGTTGAGAACAGAACTGTGCCCCCGTTACCGCTTCTCTCACATCTAGCATATATATAGTATGCCCCATCAGTACCAAGCGTTACGTCCCCATTTACAATATTCCATATGCGTGGTTCGCCGTTACTATCGAGAACTGTTAAATGAGCCAACGTCCCATCAGAATACACTATGCGGTTCTTTTCCCCAGCGTAATTTGGCTGCATAATTAGACCCTGGATACTAAATTGCATTGCTTTCGATCCAACCGATAACATCGTAGTATCAATCGAAAGCGGCTTAATCTTCTCGGTATAAAAGTCCCCTTCTGTGTCAAAAATCATACTCAGGACCTCTTGGGCGGCTAAGTAGTTACGACGCGCCTTGCCGAGGTCGTTTAAGTGATTGAACCGGACGATATTTGATAGCCCTCGGACGTCGCTCACTACCCTGTTAATAATACTAACAGAGCGCGACATATCAGATACTGTTAATGCATAGCTGTAGGGGTTCAAAAGATCGCGTGTGAACGCTTTAATCCTTATAGCCTTGTCGACCTCTATATCTGTATCCCGAATATTCAAGGTATCACCAGCCCAGATGATATTGGTGTCCACTTCTGCCCCCACGAGGTCGCGTAAAAAGAAGCGATCCAGTGCGAGAGCGTATTCGACACGTGGCTGGCTGTAGGTATCCAAATACGCCTCCCCTTTCCCTTGCAGTTCGCTTTCAGCAGAATCAATATACGACTGAGGCAAATAAATATCCAGGAGGACATATGTGTCATCTTCGGCTATCTGGAAGGCTGCTGACGTTTGCGACGGGAATGTATATCCGTTCTCGTCAGTAAACGGACGAAGAGTGAAGGTCTTTGTCGTATGGTCGTATTTGGTTATTTCAAATTCGTAGCCAGCTAATTTTCCAGTGTTAAAATGGACCTTAGCACTTGAGCCATGAATCAAATAGAGTGTATTGCCGTTGCCATCCCGTGCGTTTAAGTCGAAGTCCATCGAACTGTCAACGAATGTCAGCTCATCACTCCCAAGAGCGGAAACAACACCAGTTCGACGCGGATAAATATCGTCAAAGGTCTTAGTACTTTCCCATATCCCAAAAACGGCCTGAGCGGCTACGTTCTCAATGTAGCTTTCCCCCTTGCTTTTACCGGGAAGACATAGCTTAAATGCCCTATACTTAGACGTGTTGATGTTACGTGAGCTACCAAAAACATTTAGCCTTGTGATGATATTAGAGCTGTTACTTTTTTGCCTTGTCAGCTCATATATTCCCTTCCCTTTTCCATACTCAAACGTATAAGGATGTATCGTTCCAACCTCCCCAATATTGATAGTCCGAACGCCAGTGTCTGGGTCAATATCTATCCTGAACTCAGTATTATACACGTCCTCTGAACATAAGTGCTGTAGAACTGTAAGGCAGTTATCATCCTCCGCAAAAGATAGCGTCTTCGTCTCAGTGCCAACTGGGTAGGTGCCCAACTGCCACTTCCCAGGAAATACACGAGTTACATTTGAAATTAAGACATTTAGGAATAATTCAATATCTCCGGTTAGGCTATCTCCGTTTAGGTCCTGGATTTCGTTACTTGTTGTATCTACATTAACTGAGAAGGCGGCCCGTAAAAGGTCGTATTGAACACCCTCAAATTGAACATCATAGACGAAGTGACGTTCTCCTAACTTTCGCTCAGTAGCCGGGGTGTTTAGCGTGTAATCGCGCCCATAGATAGTAATCTTATCGCCAATGGTGAACACTATCTTAGTAGCACTCTCAAGGCTTAAATCTATCGTGTCGGAGCCAAGTAACTCGACAGTTTGTTCAAATTTTACAATGCTGGTTGCCGCAGCTCGGTTAAGAAGAGTATATGTACTCCCGTCTTTTCTTGTAACTATAATTTGTTCCATAGTACCGTTCCGTTAGTTGAGAAAGCTCCTATCTCATCGATATTTCCAGTTACGACAGCGTAATATGTGCCGTTAGTCGTATATGTGTGTTGAGCGGCCTGTGCCGCCCCAGTTACGTTCCTTGTAACCGCCCCATCCCCCCAATATATATCTAACATTTTAGTTGTTGTGACCGTTACAGTTAGCGTAGCAGTACCAGCCCCTGTTCTTATGTGTTTTACAACACGTTTTAGCGGGCTTGGCTCGACGAGTTCGAGGACGAATGTACCGACCATCGCATCGTCACTCCAAGCATTACTGAGCTCTACCCCCTCGGCGAGATAAACCTCGTACAAAAGCGGTTTAGTTGGGTCAACAACAACCATTAAACGGCGCGTACCAGGTAAATCCATGGCGTCCAGAAAGGTGTTCGCTTTCGTAATAAAAGACTCTTTATTCTCAGCGTAGATAAAGCAAGTTAGCGTTATCTTTCTCGCTTCATATACACGCTGTGAGAGATCAACGACCTCGCCGTGATAATCTGCCCAATCAGTACGTATTCCGGGCTTCACCCTCGGCCTGCTTAACAGACCTTCTGACTTAGATATATAGACGCCATAAGTCTTCAGATCCACGCCGTCAAGGTAATATGTTACATCCATAACTCAATTAAATTAGTCTTGTTATTAAGATAATCCCTGGGCTCTCAGGTTGTCGTTCGCCATGGTAGCGAGCCGCCTATCGATGCTTTGAAGGTACGAATTATACCTCGTATTGGCAGCTATTTCTGACATATATAATAGCTGCTGACGGATAACAGATGTTTGCTCAATCTGCCCGATGCGAATAGCGTTAATGTATCCGCTCAGGATGCTGGCAGTATCCTCGCTCATTCCTTTTATCCCACCAGTTAATGCTGAAGCAGTATCCCCGCCGGTGAACCCCTTGTAACCAGCGCCCTGAAGTGCTTTGTCCATTTCCTCCATCATCGTTACAGCTCCAGGTATTGCCTTCGACATATCCTCAGCGAACCTCATCACATCATCTGTCCATACTCCATCACCGCCGTCCATACTCTTTTCCATATCCTCCTGTAACTTATCGAAATAGCGCTGGAAATAAGGCGTTATTAGCTCCTTCATCATCATTGATTGGAGCACATCATTAACAACATCCTTGAAATCCTCGGCGGCATTTGTGCCGTTTTTGAAAGCATTAACCAGCGTACTCTCTAAGCTACTGCCAAGGTCCCCCGCTACATCATTTATAATGCCACGCATCTCATCCATGGCCTGTGCATAACCCTCTGCTGCTGTCTGAGCGTTAGATACCATTTTTCGGGTGGCCTCATCGGTTATATATCCGAGGTTGTCCATCGTGGTGAAAAAGTCGGTCCACTCCTCTGTCGTCATCTTTGCCACATCGGCCGACGTCTTCCCCATAGCTGTAAAAGTCTCATTGAAGGCCTTTCTTAGTTTAGAAAGAGCGTTACCCTCAGCCTTCCTGTCAGCATACCCACCGAATATGCCGGCGGGGTCAAGCAACCCTCCCAAAAAATCTTTAAACGACCCATTTTGAAGGGCAACGTTCATCTGGCCAAAAAGAAGGTCCTGCATCCCTTCCCCGCCGTAGGCAGCCGCATAATCGCCCATTATTTGCTTCATACTGAACGAATAGTCGTCCGTCTTTGTGCCGAACAGTCGCCTTTTGGCCTTTCCCTCAGCTGTAAAAATAGCATTTCCCATAAGGGCTGAGATGTTCTTCTCTAGTTCAGCTTCAGCGTCACTTACAGCTGTCAGCGTATTTTTGAACTGCTTCATGGCGTCGGGCGAAAGAAAGGCGCTTTGTTCTTCCGCGGCTTTCGCTCGCTGCCTTTTGAGAGCGTTGATTTGCCCCTCTATGCTAAGCTGATTGACAAGACCTGCATTTATCTCGCGCTGAGCGTCCAATTCGGCGTTGGCCCAGTTCTTTCGCTGCTTAGCCAATTCGCCACCTGCCGTAATTGCAAGGGATATGATACCAGATGCCTTTTGAAAACCTGATGCGTTGCTGTCATTCAGGGTGCTGATAGCATTTCCAACACCACCAATCAAATCTGCAACTTTCATAAGAGCGCTCCCCAAATCAGCATCAATCTCTGAAACAGCCCTTGCGA